TTGCGGGCGCGCTGCCAGTTGGACAGAGCCAGATCATGGGAGAGCAGCGGCCCGCTAACGTGGTTGCCGTGCTGGGACTCGAACCCAGGGAGACAGGCGTATCGGCCCAAGCGCCATGCCAATCCCTTTAGCTTGGTCACCCTTCGGCCTCTCGGGCACGCGGCGTAAATGGTTGCGGTAGTCGGATTCGAACCGACGACGCGCGGGGTATGAACCCGCTGCTCTACCAGGCTGAGCTACACCGCGCCAAACGATAGCCGCCACGTACTTGTGCAGAGGTGACGGGCAAATGCAAAAAGCCCCACGCGGCGAACCTGGCGGGGCTTGGAATCAGCTTCATTTTCAGGCGGCTAACCCTGCGCAAGCAGGGTAGTCCTAATGCCAATGCTGACTAATGGCGCGCAATATGCCACAGAAAAACCATGCGTGCAACATTTATTTTTGCAGCCTGTTATTCAGCATCGTCCGGCCAGCCTCCACCAGATCAGCCAACCCTTGCTTGCTCACACCGAGATTGCGGGCCATTGCCACGGGGTCGCGCCGGTACACGTACCACCAGCGCACGGCCTCGCGGTGCTTCTCGGGTAGCGCATAGACTGCCTTTTCCATCAATGCCGCGTCCAGGGTGTCCACTGGTGTGCCGATATGCGGGGATGCCTCCCATTGCTTGGATGCGCGGAAGTTTCGGAACATCGGGTGAGTGAACCACCCATGCGGGCGAACCCTCACCCAGCGCTCCCAGTTCACCAGACGCTCATGGATGGCTTCATGGTGGGATGAGATATGGTTGTAATCGACGGTTTCAGTGACGCGCATCAGCATGGGTTCCTTTCAGTTTCTGTTCGGTGCTTCCACCACTGCCATTGAGCGGATGAACCCTTCGTGGCCGATCAACAGCGAGTAGCACACCGGGTAGAAGTCAACCGGATCACCGTCGCCATCCACAAACCGCACGGTGACGCACTTCGGCTCACCGCCGTATGCTTGGAACGCCGCCATGTATTCGTCTTTCGATTTCTCGATCTTGTCGGCCAGCCGCCGCAGGTTGTTGGCGATCCGTTCGTTCTTCGCGTGTGTCATGCTGTCCCTTTCAGTTCATCCAAATCGTGTGCAGAGCCGGAGCGCGGGCGATTGCCTTTGCCACCGTGGTTTCAGGCTTCGGCTTGGCCGGTGGCTTCTTCGGCTCCAGCCGCTCGCGCCATGTGGGATTGACCGTGTAGGCAGGCACCCGGCCAACGTGATCCACCGTCACCAGCCCACGAAAGGCGCAGCGGCGCAGGTACTGGCGTGCGGTGTCGTACTCCAGGCCGGTAGCGTCCGTGACCTGGCGGGCTGTGCAGGTGCCACGTTCTTCCAGGGTGGTGAGGATGGCGATGGTGTGGGCGCCAAGGTTGTTGCGGGGTGTCATTTCTTCAATTCCTTGAGCTTTGCCTTGTAGGTGTCGCGGATGGCGCGGTAGTCCTCTGCAGTCCACTTCGGCAGCTCATGCGGGCCCTCCAGCCATTCCACCGCCTGCAGGCCGATGCGCTCTATCAGGCCGATGCGGTACAGCACTGCGTTGCCGGACAGGTGGGTGTTACAGGGGGCGCATTGACGGTGCACGTTGCTTTCCGTGTAGCGCAGCTCAGGCCGTGCGCCCGTGCTCAGGTAGTGGCCTGCGTGCCATTGGCCTTGGTGGTGTCTGCCGCAGGAGATGCAAGGCAAGCCCTCGTCCCGCGCCCTGATCCATGCGTTAAACGCTGTCTGCGCTTCCTTGGCCCAATCGGCGCGGCTTTTGATGGCTTCTTTACGGCGCTTGATGGACTCGCGCTCGGCCTTCTCTGCCGCCAGCCGGTCTGCGCGGGCCTTCTTGAGCGCGCAGGACTGACGGCAAACGATCTGGCTCATGCTCTGGGGCACAAACACCCGTTCGCACACGACGCAGCTTTTCGCCTTGGGGTTCTTGTAGGTCAGCATCACTTTCGCCCAGCAAAGAAGGTGCAAAAAGCGATCACAAGGCAGAATGCGGCGGCGACTAGCGCCCAGCCGTGCGAGATGTGGGGTGCCAGATATACGCCTGAGAACAGGCAAAAAAACTGTGTTTGGCTCATTTCCACCCCTCCGGCGCAGTGAAGCGCACACCGCGTTCAGCTCCAAAAGCCTCCATCAGCTCCTGCAGCTCGCACATTTCGGCCTTGGTCATCTTGGATGTGGACTGTCCGCATACGACAAAACCGCCGTCCAATCCAGGCACGACCTTCGTGCGCTTGAGGCTCGCACTGAACACGTCTTTCCATTCCTCGCTGGTGAGCTTGTTGCCGTACCAATCCACTTGGGCGGATATGTCAGCCAACATGGCCCAAAGCCTGCGGTTCTGCGCATCACTGCGCTTCTCTGGCCTGATTTCCAGCGTCAGGCGCTGCCCTCCAGCACCCAGCCAGCCCTTCGCGTGCGCCCATGCAGTCTTGATGGCCTGGTGTGCCTGCTGGGCGTTGTAGAGGGAGAGAGTGAGGCGCTCAGGCATGGCACACCCAATCACGGTACGCAGCCGATGGCGTGCCACCAATGCCAAGATAGCGATTTGGGATGCCCTTGATGCCGCAGTGCCAAATTCCGTAGACCAGCTTGATGTGTGGCTTCATACGCCCTCCTTCGTGCCTCGGGCGCGGATGGCGTCGGCAATACTTGCATCCAAGCTGTCGTCCAGCCTGCCCACAGCCAATTGCAAGAGGTCATCAGGCCCACAATGCGTTTGCTCTGAGCTGAAGTGCGCGGCTGCGGAAAAGCATTCCCCGTCTTCCCAGCGAGTCAGCTGCAGGCGCATCTGGCCGTCAAATTGCCTCCCCGCGCCGAACAGTCGTTTCCGCTCCTTGGCTGCTACCAGGGCGGCGAAGCAAGCAAGTACATCCAGTCCATCTACAGAGCCAAGCGCATTACCCAACACCGCCTCGCGCGCCATCGCAATGATTTCTTCGTGATTCATCACATCACCCCCCACTCTTTGGCCGTGCGGGTGAGGATTGCTTGGCGAGCATGTGCCGCTTCAAATCCTCCGCGATGCCCGCCCACATGCCTGTTTCGCATCGTTCCAACTCCTTTGCCCGAAACCATGAGTGCTCCTTTGTTGCTGGGTTGCTTGCCAACTTGATCAGGTGGGCTAGCTGCTTCTCGTACTCCGTCATTCATCACCAATCACCACCTTCTGGCGGCAACCTGTTCATGGGTTGGTCGTGGTACTGGCCCGTGACCCGGTCATAGCGAAGGGTTGCCATGCCGACCTGCCCTACCGACTTCTTGCGCACCTTCTGCACATGCACTTCGACCGCACTTGTGTTGGCCGCCGTGTTGCGCCAGATCGCTATGCAGTTGTCGGCCTTGTTACGCCAATGGGCAGAGCCCGCCACGTCATAGGGTGTTGGGACCGGATAGGAGCCGTCCGGCTCCTTCTGCAGCTTTGTCGGGTGGGCAACGATCCACAGATGCACACCGGCAGAGCGCGCGAATGCGCGCAGCTTGGACAGGCTCTGGCTGATGTATTCCGTCTCGCTCAAGCCACCAAGGCGGGTGTGGTCGATTTCATTCCAGGGGTCCAAAACCACGCCACGGATTCCACGCCGCCTCACGATGCACTTCAGGCGCTCGATAAGTCCCTCGACCGTTGGCAGTTCGGGCATCAAGAAGACGAAATGCTCGTTCAGGAACTCGATAGCCAACTGCTTTTCGTCGGGTGTCATTCGGTCAGACGGCCCAGCACCGAAGGGCTTGCCAACGTACTTCTCTGCCAGCTTCGACAAGTGGTACTCGGTCGGCTGGTTTTCGGGCGAGAAGATCGCAAAACACCAGCCATGGTCCTGCGCGAGTCTCACCATAAGCGCATCCAGCCATTCCGACTTCCCATGCCCAGGGATGCCGGTTACCAGCGTCCATTCGCCCGCCATCACCGTGTACAAAGGATTCACGCTGATCCAGGGAGTAGATAGGCCTGAAGGCATGCCATAGCGGTACAGGCGGTCCATGCTTTCGGCGTACTCGCTCACTGCGTGCTCCCCTTCCACCGGCACCCACTGCGCGGCCTCGATGCACTGGCGCAGAGTCTCGGGGCCGTGGGCCTTGAGAACATCATTGGCGTCCTTGCATCCTTCAGGCCACCGCGCCACCTTGCAGGTATCCCGGCCCAGGCGGCGCAAGAGTTCTTCCTCCAGCCTCGCACCTGGCTCGTCGTTGTCCACAGCGATGATGTGGAACTTGGCCCGCTCCAACTCTGGCGCGTCCATGAAATCGAACTTGCTGTCGTAGTTCTTCGTGTTTGGCGTCGGGGCGCCATCGGGAACGCTCACGCAGGATGTGAAGCCAGCAACTTCCACCGACAGCTTGTCCATCTCGCCTTCCACCCATATCAGGGTTTCGGCAATGTCGTTCAGGCCGTACAGCACGCGCTCTGCCCCCGCCTCCATGCGGAAATGCTTGTCCTTGGTGCGGTACTTGACGTTGATAACTTCGTCGCCGCGCAGGTACGGGAAAGTTACTGCGCTGGCCCGGTCTTCCAGTTGCGGGAAGTAGGCAGAGCACACCCCGACGCAATTGCGCTTGAGCACCTCGCGCGTGATTCCACGGGCCGCAAACCACAGGTACGCCTGCTCGGTCGGCGTGGCTTCCTCGGGGCGGTACTGCGGCTTGCGGAAGGTCTTGACGATCACCGGGCGGGTCTGCTCGCCAGTTCCCAGGCCACCAGACCAACCGCAGTGGTGGCATGTCCACACGCCCTTGTCGATGTTGACCGACAGGCAGCGTGCGCGCTTGTTTTTGCGGGAGTCCGAACACTGCGGGCAAGTCGTGTCTTCCTCGCCGGAAGTGTGGCGGACCTCGATGCCGAACTCGGCAAACGTCTTCGCGGTCATAGCACCAACCCCCTCACGCGCTGCGGCTGCTCCGCTTGCGTGTCGTCCATCCATCGGCCCTGATTCAGCCATGTCGCCGGGTTCGGGATGAACTGGCCGCCGTCCTTGGTCCACTTCTCCGACTTCGATTGCGCCGCAATGGCCGAAAGCATCAGCGCCAGCAGGTCGTCATCCACCTTGCGCTTGTCGAATGCCGTCCGTGCAGCGTCTTTTCCAACCCGGTTTGGGTATGCCCGCCAGAACGCATCAAACCGAACGTCGGCCCCCTTGGGGGCTTTGGGGGTATTGGTTATTGGCTTATGGCTAGTGGCTAGGGTTATGTTTGGGTTTCTTTCAGAAACCGTCTGGGTTATTTCTGGGTTTCCATCAGAAACCGTCTGGGTTTCTTTTCTTGGCCTTCCTCCAAGCCTTCCAACTTCCCTGTTGGTTTCTGTTTTTTGCTTCATGGCTGCGATTTCAGAATCGCACCGGGTTTGCGTGTAGGCGCCGTCAACCACCGTAAAGAACTCGCTGGCGACGGCTTCTAGAGCCGCCTTTTCCTCCTTGGTGCGGGCACTGATGAGCCGTGCTGCTTGGTCAACAGGGATCGCGCATTCGCGGGTGTAGTACACATCCAGCAGGCGCATATAGACGCCGTGCTCCAGCAAGCTCAGATGGCTTGCGTCCTTCATGTAGTCGCCGATGTGGCGCTTGTAGTAGTTCATTCCAGGCGCTCAGAACGGTGTCGATGGGTCGGCGGGGACCCACTTCACTTCGTAGTGGCCAAAACGAGCGTTCGCCTGTGCGATCAACTGGGCGATGATTGCGTCCAGGTCATCAGCGCTAAGCGTGAAATCGGGATCGGAAATCCATGCGGATGACACAGTGAACCCACGGCCAAGAGCTTTCGCCGTCAAAAACTGAGCCGCGTTGTAGGTGTGTTTGCCGGGTATGCCTGGCACGTTCAGCAACGTGACGGATGGCTGGCCATATTCGCCAACCAATGTGGTGTCGGCTCTCAAGCCGGATGGGGTTGTTATTTGCACGGCGTTCACCTTTCATGCACCGCAAAAGAAACCATCGGCAGGCAGGCGGTGAAACTGCTCTTCGGCGCCGGGAGCTACCCTTTGCCTAGCCGTGGTGTCAAAACTCATATGCCCAGTCGATCCGCAATCGCCCGCATGGCCGCTTCGTACTGCTCAGGCGTAGCGCCAGGATTTGCTGCGATCCATGCGCGCTTGGCTGCTTCGTAGGCTTGCCAGCTCATACAGCCGCCTTGCTAATAGCCTTGCGGCGCTCTGCACTCGCCCGCCCTGTCTCCTGGTTCTCCAGCACGAAGCCGGGGTAACGCTTGGGATGCATATCGGGCTTGGGGATGCCTGCGGACTTGCCGGGGAGGGCTTTGGTGCGGGGGGTGGGGAAGGTCATTCCGCGCTCCTGCACGTATCTGCGTCAACCATTGCTCACCTCTTGGGTGGGCTTGGCTGGGCCGCGCAGGGTGTTGCAGCGGTCACACACAGGCTCAACAGCCCATGGCTTGCTGTAGTCGCGGTGGTCGTAACAAGTGGCTTGCGCCCCGCAATCAACGCAGGCGTGAGCTCCGGGTTTTGCGATGACCCCCTGCTTGATAAGCAGCTGCACGCGGTACATGGCAGTGTTTTGAAACCGGGCCACCAGACCAGCACACGGATGGCAGCGCTTCGCGGCCTTCGTCCGATTCGTTGGGTTGCCGCAGTCAATGCATGGGTTTTGGCTTGGCGGCTTTATGACGCCTGCGCGGGCTGGGAGGTTGGCGACTTGCATTTAAGCGACCTCCTTGGTGGGCGCTGCCATCGGCTCGCGAAGCGCAGGCTTGTCAGCGACCAGAGCGCCAGCGGTGGCCAACTCGATCTGGTACTGCCGACCTTCAGGGATGGATCCGTCACTGCACCACTCGGCAACAGTGGACTGCGCGCACCCCAGGGCTTTGGCCGCAGCGGCCTGCGTGCTGAAGTGGGTGATAAGTTCTTGAGGGCTCATACCCCCCATTATCGGCGTTCTGATTGTTCTGTCAATCGGAACTCTGATTAAATTTACCCAGACGACTGCGAAAATAAATCAAAATTCCGATTGACAGGCGACATCGGGTATCTGATAATTCACCCATGCCGCAAACAAAGCGGCGCGGGTGACAAGCCATCGAGCAGCCACCGACAAGGCCCCTTAAAAATCCACCCCCTGCGGTTCGCACTCTACGGAGCAGACGACAGCAGGCGCGCATTCCCGGCGTGAGAGGGAATTGAGGTGCCAGCACCAAGAAAAAAAAGCAGGCGAGCCCAGGCGGGCGCTCAGGTGGGCGCAACAAGCCAGGTTACAGGGCACTGATAGGCATCAGCAAAGCGCGGGCCAGTCGCGCAGCCGGAACCCTTCGGGGAATATGTCGGCAAGGGCCTTCAACCGAGGGCCAATCCCACAGCATCGCGTGCCGGTGCTGTGGGATTCAACCAAGGAGATAGAGATGGATGCAAATCGCACGTTTGGTCGGTCAATTTATGTTGACCCAAAAGCTCCGCACCAAGAACTGACAGACAAACAGCGCGAGATCATGGATGCAGTCCCATATGTCGAATCAAATCCAATCGTCCCGCGTTTGCGGGGTCGTATTGACCAGCTCTTGCGGCATGGCCGGGTCAAAGACCCTGAACTAATGCAGTCCGCAGTGGAGTCGCTGACCGAATTGATAGATGCCGCTCAATGCCTGCTGGATTACATGGTCGAGCCAGATGACAGTGCGGAAGCTTTTCATATGTCCCGCCTGCGCTCCGCCATCGCGAGCGCCAAAGGCAAGTGACTAACACCACCCTGCCCCTACACCCCAGGGGCTGGATTGCTTTGATGGGCGGCGGCGACAAAGTATCGCGAGAGCGGAACACGGGGTCGCAACACAGCCGAACACGCGAGGGCTAGCGACCTCGGGAAGACAGCTAGACCATGCCCAGGCGGCGCGAAAGCGCGGGTACGTGGCTTGTGAGGCACGTCAGACAGTGTCATAGCAGGGACTGGCCGTCCTGCCCGCCCTTCAAAGCAATCCACCCCAATCACCAATACAAGGAGAGCAGTATGGACGTTAGGCTCAATTTACCGATTGACGTAGAAGAAGTGGCACTGCAGATCGCATCTCATGATGACGAAACAATCATCAGGTTCATCACAACGATTTTGGACTCTGCCGCGCGCCTTGAGTTGGATGAAGCGCTCGTTGCATCTATCTATCGAGGCTGCTTGCGCGAGTACGAGGGGATGGACGATGAGGATCGACTGACGATTGACGAGCTGCTTGTGAAATACCCTGAAACAGCCTAACCCACTCCCTGTCTTCCTATAGACAGGGCAAGCAACCTGGGCGTGATGCTCAGGTCCATCAAGGGTGGCGATTGGCCGCGTGGCGCTGTGCCAATAGCACAGAGAGCCCGCAGTCGTCACCCTTGATGGCACACCAAGCCAACCCTTACGGGCAAAAGCCACTTCACAAACTTTGGACCGGTGCGTGATCCCCCACGGCAAGTAGCCCACCCACACACAGCCCTGCAATGCGGGGCTTTTTTACGACCACCTCAAGGAGCCCACCATGAATGAGCCACACCAAGTCATGCAGGAAGCCCTGCGCCCGTTTCGACCGCTGACCACTGCCGAGCGCGAGGACCTGGCCCAGATCGATGCCCGCCAGCGCGCCGAGGACAAACGCCGACTGCAGCGCGCGGTGCAGGACCAGCAGCAGTATTTTCAGAGCCTGGGGCAGCTGTCATGACCCGCCTAGAACGCGACCGCGCCGCATCCCTGGAAGCGAGCAAAGCCAGCCAGGCGCAGGCGAAGCGGGAGAACGCGGTCCTCAACTACGACCCGACCGACCCCGACAAGATGCGCCTTCCCGTCAATGTGACCTGCGGCGATTGCATCCATATCCGCCGTTGCACGCTGATGATTGGGTACATAGCGACAAATACCTATTGCGACTGGTCGCCATCGCGTTTCAAGGCAGCGGCCAAAGCAACAGGAGAACAACCATGATCCGAATGCCCCCCTACCTAGACAACTGCACCAGTCGATTCGCAAGGACAACCCGATGTGACGGGCACGCGATTTACTACCACCAAGCGCCGATTACAAGGCGCTTTTTTTATGGGCTGTGCCGCTGGGGCTGGGCCATTGTCCCGGCTGTGCTGGCGCTGTCTGTGCTGACCGGGTGCGACGACCTGGATAGCTATGCAGCAGATCAAGCCAGCCTTGCTGATGCTATTGCGCAGGCTGCAAAGGAGGCGGGGAAGTGAGTAACTATCGCCAGTGCCACGGCCCCATCAAAGCCGCCCGCTATGCGTGGACGGCATCAGGAGGATGAACATGAACGCAATGACAAAAGACGAAACCCAAGTGATGACGCTGGAGGCTGCGCAGCAACCAGTAGCCGTGCAGCAAGGCGCACTCGCTGCCAATTCCCCAATGGGGATGATGATGGCCGCCATGAATCAGGGCGCCAGCCTGGAGCAGGTCGAAAAGATGATGGATCTGCAAGACCGTTGGGAGCGCAAGGAGGCAGAGAAGGCCTACAACGCTGCATTTGCCGCATTCAAGGCAGAAGCCGTGCGGATCATCAAAGGCCGCAAGGTGACTGACGGCCCACTGCGCGGCAAGGAATACGCCGAGCTGCATGACGTGGTGGATGCCGTGACCCCGGCCCTCTCGCGCCACGGCCTCAGCACGGCCTGGAAGCTGACCAAGGACGAGCCGCAATGGATTGAAGTGACCTGCACGCTTAAGCACACCAGTGGGCATTCGGAGTCCGTCAGCATGGGTGGGCCACCTGACGCGGGGGGCGCAAAGAACGCCCTGCAGGCACGCGCCAGCACCAAAAGTTATTTGGAAAGATATACGCTTAAAGCAATCTGCGGGGTGGCAGAAGGTGGCGACGACAGCGACGGCAACCCGCCGCCAGTATCGGTGCCCCTGGAGATTCTTGCGCCCGCACGCGAAGCCGCCATGGGGGGATGGGCAGCACTGAGCGCGCACATCAAGGGCTTGTCGCCAGCCGACCGGGCTGCGCTGGAGCCTGAGAGCTACACCCTCAAGAAAGCCGCCAAGGCCGCCGACGGGAAAGGGGCGGCAGCATGAAGATGCTCAACAGCTTTGAGCAGGGGTCGCCAGAGTGGAAGCAGGCCCGCGCCGGGAAGGTGACGGCCAGCCGGGCAAAGGATGCCAGAGACCGTCTCAAGTCGGGTGCAGCCAGCGGCAAGCAGATCACCTACGCCTGCCAGGTGGCGCTGGAGCGCGTGAGCCACCAGCCAGCCGATGCCACGTTTGAAAACTGGCAGATGCGCGAAGGCCATGTGCAAGAGCCAATCGCCCGCGCAGCCTACGAGCGCCGCACCGGCAATCTGGTGGACGAGGTTGGAGCCTTCGCAACCGACGACGAGCTTTTTCTCTACTCGCCAGATGGCGTCATTGACAACGATGGACTGTTGGAAGTGAAAACGCTTTTCAGCCCTGAGCGAATCATGACCATCGTCGGCAATGGCGATGTGTCCGACTTTATCGACCAGTGCATGTTCGGTCTGTGGCTTACCGGGCGGCAATGGATTGATCTGGTCATATGGGTTCCTTCGCTGGAACACATGAGCATCCGTCGAATCGCGCGGGACGACGACTACATCGAGGCGATGGAAACCGACTTGATCGCCTTCGCCAAACTGGTGACGCAGTACGAAAACACCCTGCGCACCGCCATTCAATCAACCACCGAAACGGCACTGGAGGCCGCATAAAACCATGGCAACACTTACCGGACTTTTCACCCTTGGCCGCGATGCGGAAACCCGCGTAACCCAAGGCGGCACGACAGTCGTGCAATTGGCCGTGGCCTACAACTACGGGCGCAAAGGCGAAGATGGCAAGAAGCCTAGCCAGTGGGTGCGCGCATCCATGTTCGGCAAGCAGGCCGAAACGCTGGCACCGTATCTGACAAAGGGAAAGCAGGTATCGCTGGTGATTCGTGACCTGCACATTGCCACGTTTCAAAAGCAGGACGGCAGCACCGGGACTTCGCTGGAGGGCGTGGCCGATTTTGACGACTTTGCACGCGGCCCGAAGCAAGAAGGCGCCGCGCCAACCCCGGCCCCGCGTCCTGCGCCAGCACCGCCACAAAGCAGCGGCTTTGATGAATTCGATAGTTCGGACGTGCCGTTCTAGCCCCACCCCACACCCAGCCCGCACCAGCGGGCTTTTTTACGCCTACACCCATGAGATACGAGCAATTCCTGGCGGCAAAACGCCACACATCAGTGAACTACGGATTTGATGCGCAGTGGATGCCCGAATGCGCGTTCGACTTTCAGCGGTTCATTATCGAGAAAGCCCTGCGCAAAGGTCGCATCGGCATCTTCGCTGATACCGGTCTAGGCAAGACCTTAATGCAGGTAACGATTGCCGAGAACGTCATCCGGCAAACGAACCAGCGCGTATTGATTCTGACACCGCTGGCTGTGGCTTTCCAGTTTATTGATGAGGCCACCCGTATCGGCGTGCACGACATTGAGCACACGAAAGACGGGAAATTCACAAAAAAGATCGTTGTGTGCAACTACGAGCGCATGCACCTGCTGAATCCGGATGATTTCGTGTGTGTCATTGCGGATGAATCGAGCATCCTGAAAAACTTCGCAGGCAAGACACGCGATCAGATCGTTGCGTTTATCAAGCGGGTTCCGTATCGGTTCCTCAGCACCGCAACGCCATCGCCAAACGATTTTATCGAGTTGGGCAACAGCTCCGAGGCACTAGGGTACATGGGCTACATGGACATGCTGACGAAGTTCTTTCGCTCGAACCAGAACAGTGTTGACAGCAACAACCGCAACATCGGGGAAAAGTTCTACCTCAAGCCGCACGCAGAACGGGACTTTTTCGCCTGGGTGAATCAGTGGTCGGTGATGGTCAAGAAGCCGTCCGACCTTGGTTTCTCAGACGAAGGGTATGAGTTGCCCCCGCTGATAACCAACAAACACATCGTTCACAACTCAAACACATGGTGCATTGACGGACAAACGTCCATGTTCGCCATGCCAGCCCAAACCATGACGGAAGTCAGGGAAGAGCAAAAACTCACAGTGCACGAGCGATGTGAGCGCGCCGTGAAGCTGGCCTACGGGAAGACGTCTGTGTACTGGTGCAATCTCAATGAAGAGAGCGCGCTTCTGTCCCGGCTAGACCCGAACGCCGTGGAGATTGTTGGCGGGATGTCTGTTGATCAGAAAGAGGAGATTCTGGTGTCGTTTGCGCGTGGAGAAATCGAGCGCCTTATCACCAAAGCCAAGATGACCAGCATGGGACTGAACTGGCAGCACTGCAATCACACCGTGTTCTTCCCCACATGGAGTTATGAGCAGTACTACCAGGCCATCCGCAGATTCTGGCGCTTTGGGCAAAAGCGCGAAGTCACCTGCGACATGGTGATTAGCGACGGACAAGAGCGCGTATTGGAAGCGCTTGAGCAAAAGACCAATAAAGCCATTGACCTCTACGCAAACCTTGTCGCAAACGCGAACCGTGATTTTTCGCACGTAGCGAAAGAGTTCAACCAAACAGTCAAACTGCCGGAGTTCATGCAATGAAGACCAAAGACCAGATCATCACAAAAGACTACGCCATCTATAACTCGGACTGCATGGAAGTGCTGCCGACGCTGCCTGATAACTCGGTGGATATGTCGGTGTACTCACCACCGTTTGCTGGCTTGTATAACTACAGCTCAAGCGACCGCGATTTCTCGAACTGCGAAAGCAAAGAGCAGTTTCTGGAGCAGTACGAGTTCCTGATTGAACAGATTGCCCGCGTCACCAAACCAGGCCGCGTCACAGCAGTGCATTGCACGGACGTTTTCGACAACTCATGCCGCTTGTGGGATTTCCCGCACGAGATCATTCGTCTGCACGAAAAGCATGGTTTTCAGTATCGCAACCGCATCACCGTCTGGAAGGAGCCGCTGAAGGTGCGGATGCGTACTATGGTCAAGAGCCTAATGCACAAACTGATTGTTGAGGACTCGACGCAGTGCTTTACGGCCATGCCTGACTATGTGCTGGTGCTGACCAAGAAGGGCGACAACGCCGTTCCTGTGACGCACCCCGAGGGTTTGAAACGCTACTTCGGGGCCACCCCAATCCTGCCGAACATTCTGCGGGCATTCAACAACGCCAATGACACGCAGTTCACCGAAGATGAATTGTGGGACTACCTGCGCAACACCTACGCAGATCACAAAGACCCGAAGTCGAACAAGCTGTCGCACTACATCTGGCAACGGTATGCATCAAGCGTGTGGGATGACATTCGCATCGATAACGTTCTGCCATTTCGGGATAGCAAGGAAGAGGACGACGAAAAGCACGTTCACCCGCTGCAATTGGATGTGATTGATCGGCTGGTGGAGCTTTACTCCAACCCTGGCGAAGTCGTCTTAACGCCGTTTATGGGTGTTGGTAGCGAAGTGTTTAGCCCGGTATCGCTGGGGCGCAAGGCCATCGGTATCGAGTTGAAAGAGTCCTATTTCAAGCAAGCAAAAATCAACTTGCAATTCGCTGCCAATCGAGAGTTCGCAGATCGCAGCAGCGAACAGCAAACGCTTCTCGAAGAGCTTGAAACCGAAGCCGCATAACCCAAACCAGCCACCCGCCGAGGTGGCTTTTTTACATCATGCCCAAAGCAAGCACATGGACGCCGGAAATGCTGGCCTACGTTGCCACGAACTACCCCAACAGCAGCACCAAGGCGATTGCGGCACATCTTGGAAAGTCGCCGCTGCAGATATGCCAAAAAGCCTACGAGCTGAAGATGAAGAAGTCAAAGGCGGCAAAAGGCCGGAGCACGGACAAATGGCGAGTGCTGGACGAAATCATCGCCCTGATCTATGCCGACATGCACAACGACGCTATCGAGGAATTTCTCGGGATCAAGCATGCAGACCTGATTTCACGCGCTTGCATGATGGGCTTGAAGAAGTCCCCACAGATCATGCGTGAAGTGGCACAGCGCCGGGCCGTGAACTTCTCTGAAGAACATCGGTTCAAGCCTGGGCTGGTGCCTTGGAACAAAGGGATGCGCGGCTTTGATCCAGTGCTGGGCAGGGGCTTGTACCGCAATGGGTTAGGCGCACCGCACGCCGTACCGATTGGGACAACCCGGTTGCGCGGTGCAACACCGCAAAACCCGAAGGCTCGCGAGTACCTGGAAAAGAAGATTGCTGAGCCGAGCGTATGGGTAAGAGTGCATCGGCTGGTGTGGGAGCAGGCAAACGGCCCCGTACCAGATGAACACATCATCGTTTTCAGGCCAGGGCAACACACCACCAAAGAAGAAGAGATCACCCTGGATCGTCTGGAGTGCATCACGCGGGTCGAGCTTGCAACGCGAAATCACCCGATGAACCACCACCCCGAGCTAGTTCCCATCTACCAGCTCAAAAGCGCCATTTCCCGACAGATCAACCGTATCAAGCAAGAACAGAGAGAAGCAGCATGAGCACACCCCACATCAATGAACTGCGCGCGCACCTGATGGAAACGCTGGCAAGCCTGCGCGACCGCGAAAACCCCATGGAACCCGACCGCGCCCGCGCTGTGGCGCAAGTGGCTGGCGTGCTGGTGGATACCGCCCGCGTGGAGGTGGACTACATCAAGGCCACGGGGCAGGACGTGAGCAACTTTATCGACGGCATGAAAGCGCCGGAGACACCGCAGATTGAGCAGCAGACACAGGACGGGCCGCGCACTACCTGGGCAAGTGTGACGGGGCGCAAGGCGGCATGACCGACCCCCGCGACCCACCGATCAACTGGCATTGGAGCAACAGACATGACAGACAAAACACAACCATGGGCACTGATGCTGGCAGATCGGTTGCACCATGAACAACCCACGGTGCTGCGCATTGACGCAGAGCACGCAGGAGAAGAACTCCGCCGCCAGCACGCCCGCATCGCAGAGCTGGAAGCCCAGCTTGAAGCAATCGGCGCAGGTGGAGTGAGTGGGCCGCTGATGGGCCGCGCCTCTCTCGCAGCAAGTGCGGGGAGTGAGCCTGCGAAGCGTGTCTTTCTGGTTGCGACCGGCGAAGAGCACGAAGGCGAGGCGACCTATACCCGTTACGACGATGCGCCGCCACCGTTGTGTGATTCGGAATGCCTCTACACCCACCCCTCTCCCCCAGAGGGAATGGTGATGGTGCCGGCTGATGCCTTGAGCAAATGCAAAGTGGCCTTGGAGCGCTATTCACAGGTTCCATCCGACTATCACCTCTCCGTACTGCGCCTGCTGGACTCAATGCGGGAATTGATCCTCGCATCCTGTACCGATGCCCCACCCACCACTCCAGCTGGTAGCGGAAAGGGGGAGTGATGGTTGACCGAGTGCGCAACCTGCAACCGGGCCAGCGCTTTCGCCTAAAGCGCACGGGCGACCTGTACGAGTTTCTGGGCCACAAGCGCGACACACCGGGCGGCACGCAGTACGTGGTGCGCCGATCTGGCTTTGCAAAACCTTCCACCCTGCACCACTCATGCCATGTGGCGCTGATTCAGGACGATCCATCATGACAAACCAACAAGGGGCGCCAGAAGCGCTGCGACATGCGGATGGCTTGGAGTCATTCGCCCAGATGCTCCCGGCTTACGGATTCGACCCTCAGCCACTCAAAGACGCAGCGGCAACGGTGCGCAGTCTCCACGCGCTAGCACTGGAGTTAGCAGATCAGCTCTCTGGAAAGAACGAGCGCCTTGCCGCCCTGGTAGATGCACAGCAGCCCGCCCCACCGGCTTCGGCAGCGCTAAGTGATGACTTGCGCGACAGGCTTGTCGCTATCAGCGAGGCCATTGCGGATCAGGATGACCGAGCGGCACAAGCGATGCTCAGGGAAATCTTGAAAGCACCCCAGCCCTCCCCCACGCCCCAGGCAGACAGCCAGCCAGCGCCAGTGCGGGATGAAAGCGCAGCGCCGAAATTGCGGGCCATGGCAATCAACTATCCGGAAGGGGCTAGCTGGGACAAACTAGATGCACAGACATGCATGGAAGGCGCGCTGGAAATAGAGGCACTCCGCGCAGCCCGTGCCCCGGCAGACAGCGTGACGGCGCCAGCTGGTGGGGTGACTGCGGAGCCTGGATGGAAGTCAGAAGACTTTGAAGTAACGCACTACCCGCCGATGCCGACCACGGGCCTGCTTGTCGGAATGCCGAAAGGCGTGAAGGTGACGCACAGACCGACCGGCTTGTTTGCGGTATCGGAACACGAACGCAGCCAGCACAGGAACCGCGAGTTGGCTTGGAACAAGTTGCAGGAAATGCTCGCCGCCGCCCCCACCCCACCCGCCCAGGCGGCAGACAGCGTGACGGCACCAGCGGGTGGTGCAGTAGCGGCGCCGGCCTTGGCTCCCAGCGCGTTCGTCAACGCAGCCGGAATTAAGGCAGATGATAAGCCCGGCACCGTGGTGCGAAAGCTGGATGCAGCGTTTCATGACGCGGTGACGTTTGCCGACGCCGCCCAGCAGGGGGATGCGCGCCTGTGGTGCGTCCATGTTCAAGGCCCGGATGACGTAATTGCGATGCCGTCAAAGTCAGCTGCGCTGGAGCATGCAAACGATCTCAATGCACTCTTTGGACGACATCCATACGAGGAGGGCGATCCGATCATGCGCGCAGTTGTTATTGAGTGGCCCCACTCGGCAGACAGCCATGCTGCTGACTTGGTCATCCAAGACGCAACCCATGGTGCAGCGCCCACCCCGCCCGCCCAGGCGGCAGACAGCGTGCTGGAGGATGCGGCCCGGCTGGATTGGCTTGCGCTGGCTGGCCCCACAAGTATCTGCCTCGTCATTGATCGGCCACACGACAGTGAGGTGGAAGTCTCAACTGATGACGTTACTGGTTACGGGAAAACACTGAGGGAAGCGCTGGACGCAGCCCGCAAGCAAGGAGGTGCGTGATGCGAGTCCTAGCAATCATTGGCGGGATGTTCTTGCTGTGCGCCGTTGCTGGCGCGCTGATCCCCGGTGTGTCCTACCACGTCTATTTCGGCACCGACCAGGGCGCATTGGAATGGCATCGTAAAAACGCCACGGACAATGACGCAGCTCGCAAGCAAGGAGCAAACCATGACTGAACCCGTGCTGACTTGCCCCGCGTGTGGCAGCGACCGCGTGACAACTGCGCATATCCAGACCTTCATGGTCAACACAGGTGAGCACTTTTGCCACAGTGTCAAAACCCACGACTCAGACTCTCCGGCAACTTGTCTCGCGTGCTGGTGGAAGGGTGAGCGGAAAGACTTGAAGGAGAAAAACCATGACTGAGCCGACAGATGCAGAGCTGATTGCCGAACTTGAAGCTGCCGGAGTTTCCTTCCTGGCCTTTCTTGGAGGTATGAGCGGTGCCAAAAAGGTATGGACTACTTCCGGGTCGCAGGACGCAAAGAAGATCGCGGCCGGAATGCGTGCTGCCATCGCCAAGTGGGGCACGCCGCCAGTAGTGGCGGGAGAGCCAGTTGACCGCGCCGATGCCGTGAATCTGGCGCGAAACGCACTGACGCATTACGACTGCGCTATCACCAAAAAAGGAGTGCGCGTTTTGGCGGAAGCAGTACTTTCCATGGACGCGGCACTCACCACCCCGCAGCCCACCCAGGCGCAGGCCGGGGCGGTGCCGCTGGATGAGGCCCGCCGCCTGTTTGATGCCGGATGGAAGGCCGCAGCACGATTCTGTGACAGCGAAGACGTTGTTGCAGACGGAATCATCGGCTTCGGTGCATGCCCACAGTTTGAGGCTGCGTTCGCTGCCGCCAACGGCATCAAAGGAGGCCAGCATGCTGAGTGACACGGAGGACGATCTGCCGCGCCTTGAAGCAGAGTACCAAGCCGCCCTAGCCATGGCAGACCAGCTAGAGACGCGCATCCGAAGGCTTCGGAACTTGCGGGGGCAACGCTATAGCAGAGAGTTTTTTCAGTGGCTTGGCAAGGAAAAAGGCGGCCAGCATGGTACTGAGTGACGCAGAGATTAAGGTCTTGTACGCAGATGAGACAGGATTTATCTTGGATGAGTCCCCCGCCGCACTGCTCGACTTCGCCCGTGCCATCGAAGCAGAGGCACGGCGGGATGCGCTGGAAGAAGCGGCGAAGATGTGCGAGTCCCAGTGGTCGAATGCCGCAGAAAAGCTGTACGGCATTGAATGCGCCGCCGCCATCCGCAAACTCAAAGAGGATACCCAATGAGCAAACATGCAGAACTGATTGAGCGGCTGCGACTTGAGCCAACGGCCAGCCAGTTTCTTAACCTGTCAGACCTTTTCGCCGCGATGACGCAAGAGCGTAAGCAAGCAGCCGACGCCCTAGAAGCCCAGGCGAGAGAGATTGAGGGGCTGCGCAAGGATGCGGAGCGGTATCGCGCATTCATTGATTGCGGCCAGCCGATTTGCTTTCTCGGCAAGGAGTATTTTGGCAAGGAGGCGTTAGATGCCGCCATCGACGCTGCCAAAGGGGCGCCACATGGCTAGCCGCAGACTCCGCGAGCGCGAGGACGTCTACAACGCCAAGCACTACCCCGAGCGCTGGCAGGACGAGCGCGACGAGGACGGAGAAGAGCTACCGGAGCGGGAAGAGCCGGAGCCAATTCACACAACCCACTAGCCGCCTTGAGCGGCTTTTTATTGGAGATCAGGATGAGCCTGCTCACACAAATGGTGCTGATCGAAAAGTACGGCCTGCGCGTTGACCTTGACCGCGTGGCCGAGATTCTAGAGACGACACCCCCGAACATACGCCGCAAGATCAGCGCGGCCCGGTTCGAAATCCCTACCTACCTAGACAACGGCAAGCGCTGGGCCGATATCAGGGACGTTGCGGAGTATCTGGATCAGCGCCGCCAGGAAGCGCGCCTGGTCCACGGTGCAAATCCTCCGGCTTCAATTGAGCGTAGCGGCGCAAATTGTTCCAGCTCTTGTGCCCACTGACCAATGGGTCGCTACACTTTAGAAACCGTAGCGCCGTATCACTTTCGTATCAGCGCGGCTGTGAGGGCCACGCATCAAGCCCGTCTGAGGGGGATTTCTCCGACTTGAAATCGGAGTATTACTTCAAGGCTTCGCGGGCAGCTTCGTACTGCCGCTCGCAGGTCGCAAGCTGTAGTCGGACTTGATCTGCGCGGTAGGCTTCTGAAACAAGATCAAATCCAAGCGGTCCAGAAAGCTCGGCCCTGCCACTTCCTGCGGCAGCTTCTGCAGTGGCGGCAACTGTGGAGGCGCCGGACACGAGGCGGGCGGTGGCGGCGTTTGCTTGTTCATGGCGCAGCCGCTGGCGAAGAGCGTCACGCTGAGCAGCAAGGGCAGTGAGTTGCGCATTGTTTTCCTCCTTGATCGTTTCGACCTTGGCGACAAGGGCCTGTTCGGTATCGCGGGCCTTTGCAGTAGCCTGGGCAAGTGCGGCCTGTTGCTGCGCTTCTAGCTGGGCAACGGCGACTTTGTGCTTTTCGACTTCGAGCGCCAGGCCGTCTTTGTCCCACTTGAACTTGCAGGACGTGGCGGCCAGCATGGCAATCAGGGCGGCATAGGCCCAGCGGGGGATCAGGGCGAACAGTGCGGTCATTGGGCCTCCATGCACTTTGTCACGCGCTCCTGTGAGCGCAGCCATACGCCACGGCAGCGGCTGGCGGGGTCCGAACAATCGCGCCCTGCGGCGAACCGATACTGGCCGTAGGCTTGGCACGCTGCCGCGTAGTTGCCCGCGTTGATGTGGCGCACCATGCTCGATTTGCAGGCAGTGACGGAGCCGTACTGGTACGAAAAGTCCACCAGCAAGTCATATTCCGCTTGGCTCAGTTCGCCCGTCACGCAGCGCTTGAGGTTCAGTTCGTCCTTGCCGATATGCGCCAGGGTCATTCGCAGGGCCTTTTGCGGCGTGACGGTATCGCCCATCTTGACGGGCGAGCCGTCCGGGTTGAACGTACTGCCAAAGCCCACGGTGGGCCGGTCGCCGGGGATCGGCACATAAGCCTTGTCCCGGTAGCCTTCGTGCGACACAAGCCCGATCAGGCCAGCCGCAGACAGCACCAGGCCACCAATGGCAGCGCGTTTTATGCGGGCGGTCATTCCTCACCCCCGTGCATCTTGGGTTGGGCCACAAGCCGCGCAATCAGGGCCGCGCACACCACCACGAACGTCACCCCGGCGAACCACAGCGAAGGCTCCAGGGGCGAGAAGAAGGGAAGCACCGCCTCGGCGCCCGTCAGCACAGCAGCCAGCGCCATGAGGCGCACACTCCATGCCTTTTTGAGTACCGTGCGCCAGTTGCGGATAATCATTTCGTCCGCTCCAGACGGTCATTTACCTTGTCCACGGAGCGCTTGATTTCTCCTAGCGTGTCCCTTATCTCGCTGAATTTCTCGGCTGAGCGCAAGTCCTGCGCGCTGTCCATGATGGCCTGAGCCTTGCGGCTTTCCTCCAGCACAACCACCCGCTTATCGAGGGTGGTCCAGCTCACCATGATGGTGATGAGGAACCCGGCAAAGGTGAGCAGATGCCCAAGGTTGATTGTGTTGTCGAATCTCACGCCGCGCGCCCTCTCTCTGCGTTCTACGCCCATGTATTTTTGAGTTTCCATACGCACCTCAGCAAAGAATGCGCGGCAGCAGCGCCGCCAGCCCATTCGGGCCAAAGCGCCAGGGCTCTTTGAGCTTCAGCGCCGCCGCAATGGCTTCGCTGCAAAACCAGCCGCGCTCACTGTCTGCCAACCACGGCAGCACAAACCGCACGTTGCCGAGCAGGTCATACGGTGCGCCGTCGTTGCACTCGAACCAGTCGCGTGCGTAGGGCTCGACAGCATCTGGCAGCGCCACAAAATCCCAGTGCGCCGGGTCGTAGTCGATGCGCTTGAACCGCACACCGCCATCCATCCAGCTTGCCGATGCGCTCAGGCCGTCCGAGAAAACCAGCTCACAGTGCGAGTACGGGCCACGGTCAATCCATCGGACCGCACGGCTGTAGAGCCCTTGCACGCCGGGGCGGGTGCCCTTGTAAAACGAGGCCTTCATGTCACCACACAATGGCAGCGACTTGCTCCGCTGTCGTTGCTGCATCGAGCTGAGCTTTGAGGGCCTGGGCCTTTGCAAAGTTCGCATTGCCAGCCGCAAACATGGACGCGTAGAAGCTCTTCCAGTCGGCCACGCTAGCGATAGGCACGTAGCTGTTGTCCACTGCCTTCCACCCACCGGGCCAGCCGGGCGGCATTGAGCCGTAGAGGCTAACGAATCCGTTTGTCCCGTCAATGTCGCTGCGGCTCAACTGGTCGCACGCGATGGCCTTGCCCGCATGAGTGAACGTGCTGAAATTCGCAGCAAGGCGCGCGGCGTTGATTTCTGCGTTCTTTGCGGCTTTTAGTTCAGCGAGCGGGACAACAGGGCCGGGCGGCGGCGTGAACTGAAAGCCGTCCCACTGCCAGCCAATGCCACCCACTGCTGACTCGATGCACGTAGCGTCCGGGTAAACCGCCTGCGCCTCTGCTGCTGTAGCAACGATAGAGTTGACGACAACGCCGTCTTTGATGATGAGGGTTGTTGTCATGCTCAATACTCCAGAATGAGAACACCGGGGCGACCAGCTTCAGACGCAATAGAGTTAAGCCCACCGCGACCGCCGCTACCGAATCCCGTTGCAGCAGAAACCCCGGAAAAAATTCTCTTTCCGCCGTAGCCCATGGGTGTATCTCCGCCCGACGACATAGCTCCCCCGGTTGTTCCATAGCTCCAACCCGGACCGCCTGGCGTGTTGACACGGCCATTAGTCGCAGTCCCTCCGTCTGCTGTGAGCGGGGTCGTGCTGCCGCCGCTGCCACCGTTGGCCGTATAAGTGGTGCCGTTGACAGTGAGTGTTGTTGCACCGCCCGCGTTGCCAGGGGTGTTACCCGCAGCCGCTGCAGTGCCCGCTGCTCCGATGGCGTAGGTGTATGCGGTGCCGGGAGAGATGGGCACAGTCACATCAAAAGTTCCAGCACCACCGCCGCCGCACCCGATATCAACGTTGGTATCAGTCGCACCACGCCCCCCCCCACCACCACCGCCAGTTCCTCGCACGCGCGCGCGTCGCACGCCCAGCGGAGCCGTCCAGCTTGTGCCCGACGTGAGCACATCAATGACAGAAAACGGACCCACCTTGATAGCCGTAAAAGATGTGCCGTTGCACGCCAGCAAGATCGTGTCGCGGACCTGCCCGCTTGTCACGCCGTCAACTGTTTCCGAACCATTGGGGTCAAGCGTTATCACGCCGGTGCCAGTGTCGCGCACGTAGCACCACCAGCCATTACCGAGGGTTGCAGCAGCAGTGACAGCCAGTGTGAAAGTGCCCGAGCAATTGATCAGCTTGCCCTGATCGCTGGCAATCAGCGTGTCAGCACCGGTGATCGTTCGCTGCGCGAGCGAAGGAGCCGTTGCTAGCACTACAGCAGACACGCTCACTGCCCACGACGCAATCGTGCCGCTGCCGCCGATGTTGGTGACGTTGACCGTCATGGCGCCCGTCGTGCTGTTGTACGCCGTCACCTGCCCGTTCATGTAGTTGGACGGTGCGGCAGTGCTGGCGATCAGTACCGGTTGACCAATCGTGAAGCCCTTGCCTGTTTCAATGGTCAGAGACTTGCTGCCTGTACCGATAGACAAGCTGGTCGTGCTGGTGGCGCTGTAGCTGCCGAAGGCGAAGTTGTTGACGCGCTCCATCTCAGCATTGAATGCAGGGATGGTGGCGGGTAATTGCGTCAGAAAGAACGCATCAAGATCAGCCGCAAATGTGGGGCTGGTGCGCTCAAGTGGCGGGAGCAGTGGGATGGTCATGTGTTGCTAAGCCCTTCGATTTCTAGGTTCATGGAAGTCATGGCGTAGTTGGGGACGGTGATGTAGAGGTCTTTGAAAACGCCGTAGCAAATCAGCGCCTCGAAAACGCTGAGCTGTGACCCGATGTAAATGGCGGGGCGGCTGCGTAGCGGCACCAGAGTGCGATGCAAGCGTGAGAACTCCTGCCGGTCTGCTATCAAGGGCAGCGTGATGCGACTGGACCAGTCGCCCTCGATGAACTCACGATTTCCAAAGCCATCGTCCTGCACCTTGCCCCAGTTGATCAGGCCCGCGCCAGCGCCATACTCAGTGGCGCCGATAGGACTGACGCGCCCGACTGACAGCACGCCCATGGCTGCGGTGCCGCCGGGGTTGTCCACGGTCACGGTAATCTCGCAGTTCGGGAACTGCCCAGGTAGATCAGTGAAAACGACGTTTCGCCGCTGCACGTACTCGCCGAACATCCAGTCGTAAACGCTAGTCACGGTGGAGCCGTCCAGACTGACGGAGCGAGTGGCTACGACGGTGCCGCCCGTGCGGTCTTTCATCGTCACCGTTGCCGACTTACCGATCAGCTCCAGCATGCCGAGGCCCTGCGTCGTTCCGGGCGTGATGGTGGTTGTGACGCTGTCTGCCGCGCTGGTCTGCGTACCGATCTTTTTGTCGAACTGAGCCCAGCGATTTGTGGCCCCGATGTCGAGCCAAACGGGCGGGTCGCTGGTGTCACTCTCGGGCGGGGTTGCCGTAGTGCCCGCGATCAGGCGCTTGTACTTGCGGTGCGTTGTGGTGCGGATGGCAACATCGCCGATGGCGTATGCGGTAGCCGCGTTCCACACCACTTCGCCCGCCGCTGGCTCGGGCACGGTGCATGAGACAAGCATGGCATCTGTGATGACCGTGGGGACGATCACATAAGCGGTAACGGGCAGGTTGCTCATGCTGGCTGTACCTCGGTTGCAATGGCGTCGTTTTTGACTACGCGGGCCAGCTTGCGATCAGTGCCTGCGGTGTGGCCCGCTGTGGCGCGGGTGTTGGCTTCGATGGCGTCCAGCCTGGCGGCCATCTCGCGCAGTGCTGCCGCAATCTCTGCATTGCTGGCACCGCCGCTTTTGAGCATGGATGCCACGAACGCCGGCGGCGTGTACACGCTGGCCTCGTCCGCGTTCAAAACGCGCTCGCCTTTGTGCAGCTCCGCGCGGTAGCCATCAAACGGAACGTAGGCCAAGCCACCGGCATGCGACCCATCTACGCCCAGCAGCCTCTCCAGCTCGCGCATTTTTTCCGGGTCAACATAGCCGCTGCCACCGAAGTTGATGCCGCTCATGTCAAACAGTGCAGAGCCAGACTCGCGGAACGACTTGAACGCATCTTCAATGAGCTGCGTGCCCGACACGCCCTTGATGGCGCCCAGCGTCTCAGACAGGCGGTTTGCCATGTTGAGGGTAGATGGCCAGGACTCAGCGCCCGCCTTGGCCTCTTTGATCTGCGATTCGTTGAAGCCCAGGCTCTTGAGGTATTCCGGGTCGCTCAGGCGCGCTGTGAGTGCAGCTTCTTGCGCCGCCCACAGTGACTCTTGCAGACTGCCAGCACCGGGGGAGCTACCACCGGCAACCGCCATCGCTGCAGCCGCCTCTGCCGCTTTTTGGGCCTGCAGTGCAGCGTTGCTGGCATTGACTGCGCCAGTCAAGCGGTAAAGCGCCTCCTGCACACTCACAACGCTGTTGTCGATGCCGAGCAGTGCATCGAGCTGGGACTTGCCGAGTTCAAGGGAATCATCCAGGCGAGCTATTTGCGCGTCGTACCCTGCCTGCATTGCTGCGAGCTGGGTGTCTGCGAGCATCTTTTCGACATCGATCTGAGCCTGCACGCCCATCGCGATAGCGTCTGCCGCAGAAAGTTGTGCTTTGGCCGAGTCGTTGAGCTTTGCCACCTCTCCAGCGGTCACGCCTTGGGCAAAAGCAAAGTCTTCGAAACGCCCGTAAAAACGCCGGTTGTCCTCGCTCACTACAGATAGCGCCGACTCCAGCCCTGCAGCAAAGATATTGCCGCCAGCCGCAGCACCAGAAACCGTACCGCGAGCGCCTGTCAGGCGCGCGAAGTCAATCTGCGGGCTTTCGACCCGTACCGACTTGAGTGCGCCAGCCAGCGAGCTAGCAATGCCGCGAATGCGGTCTGCCGCCTCCTTGGCGCTCTGCACCTGGCTCTGCAGGGCATCCAGCTTTGCAGATGACTCTTTTTGCAGCGCAGCTTTTTGTGCGTTGAAAGCATCGTCTGCGGCCTTCCGTTCTGCGGCCACCGAGCGCTCCAGCAACCCATACGCACCCTGCGCGCCTTCGACACTTTTCTGATAGGCAGCGCGAGCGTCTTCCACAGCGTAGATGTGCTCCTGCAGTGCGCGGTTGGTGGCGTCCAGCGCCTCCAGCTCGCGTTCGCGCAGCGCAGTGGTGTTGCCCAACAGTTGCAGCAGTTGTGTCTCAAGCCCGTAGCGCTCGCGGGCCACCTCTTCGGCACGGCGTGCGGCCTCTTGGGCGGCCTGTTCTGCCGCCTTTGCCTGCGCATCTGCCACCTCCTTTGCCGCCCTTGCCGCGTCTTCTGCAGCTGGGGTAACGCTTGCAAACGCACCTGCCACATTGAGCAGGGCCACGGCCACCGGGTCTGCAGCGCCGCCCACATCCACGATGGATTCATAGATCGCGCGGAACTGTTCGCGCGTAGCTTTGCCCACGTCATCTGCAGTGACCTGCGCACCTGCATCGCGCAGGGTTTTGGTGATCTGCCGGATCGTGTTGGCGCGCTTTTCTTCTTCGCTGTAGAAGGCGTCGTAGTACGTTGCCAGCTTGCCCTGCAAAGCATCAAAACCACCGGCTGCAGCAGCCAGGCCGCTAGCAGCGTCGAAGCTCATTTCGGCCAGCTTGTCCAGGCCGATGTTCTCGAACGAGGTGCGCAGGGTTTCAACACCGACGATCTGGGCGTTGATGGTTTCAAGCAGCTTGTTGGCCGCGTCCTCGGTGAGCGCTTCAGCGTCCACGCCCTGCAGCATTTTTTGCACCGCCTGCGGGATGTCCGAAACGGTCTGCAGCGCCTGGATGGTGCTTTGCTTCAGGTCGAGGGTGAAGTTCTCCAGCGCGGTCTTGAAGTCTGGCGAGTTGGTGCTGAATGCCTCGTACAGCGTCCCGGCGTAGTTGTCGCCCTTGCCGGATTCGCCGAAGGCTGCACCAGTGGACAGCAGGCCGCCAGCGAACACGCCACCACGGCCCTTGCCAGAGGTTTCCAGCCCAGCAGAGAACCCGGTGAGGGTTGCAGAGCTGCCCAGCGCTTTCAAGAACCCATTGATGCCGCTGGCCGTGCCCGCAACCGCCTCACGAATGGCCGATTCCTGCGCCACGGGGTCGCCCTCCAGGCGGTAGGCAATGCCATCCTTCAGCGCGGTCTGCAAGCCGTTCGTGAAGTCGCGGTCGAACTGCTGGCCCTCGATGGTGTAGGTCTGGCCCCGGCGCTGGTTGGTCACAGAGCCGTCAAAGGCTACGCCGAACTGGCCGCCGGTGCGGGTTTCGCCCTTAGTCTTGCCGATGATGGCCGTGAGGGCGCCGATGCCAAGCGCGATTGGGCCAAGCACCCCGGCGATCATCCCGGCACCCTGGGCCATGATGGCCGCTGGGCCGCCAGAGGTGAGCATGCCAAGGCCGCCACTCAAGGCGCCCAGGCCGTTGCCGGACATGAGGGCGGAAAAGCCGTAGCCCGCCGCCGTGCCAGCGCCGCCCAGCAAGCCTGCAGCGTTACCCAGGAACGAAGCCCCGCTGGCCGCGCTGCCGATGACTCCAATGGCAGACGTGCCAGCGTTCGCAGCGCCAGCCAGCCCCAGCGCACCGGTAATAGCCCCCGCCACCGGGTTGACCACGGCGCTGATGATGGGCCGCAGCACCAGCGTCTTGAACATATTCACCACGGTGTCGCGCAGGTTCTTGGCGAAGTCCTTGCCGGACTCGAAGCCGCGCAGCAGGGCGTCGGTCAGGCTGCGGTTGATGTCCGCTGCTGCACGCTCCCAGTCTTCCTGCGCCTTCTTCGCGGCTTCTGCATTGGCTTTTTCAAGATCGAGTGCCGTTTCCTTTGCCGCTCCAATCTTCTTGGCTGCGGCAAGGTCGCGGTACAGCTTGGCCTGTTCTTTCAGCGCGTCGTAGGTCTGCTGGTCGAGGTTGCGGTCCAGCGCCTTGATGGCCTGCAATTCCGCATCCGTAGCCAGCATCTCCAGCTTCGCCGCGTCAAGTTCAGCAATGGCCTCTTTGCTCAGGCCCATGCGCTCGGTGGCTTCGATCTGCGCGGCAATGTCGGCTTGGATTTTGTCGAGGCCGGAGGAAAGGGATGTGAGGTACTTTTCGCGCGAAGCGGCGGCGTCGAGGTTGGCTTTGGCGAGGGTTTTGGCGGCCTCAGCAGATTGCTCGCTGGCGATCTTGTTCTCAAACAGCGCGGCAACAGTGGCGCGCTGATCACTGGTGAACTTCGCCCATGCTGGGCTTGCAGCCAGCGCCAGAAACTCGGTCTGAGCTTTGTTGTAGCCCATCTGCGCGGCTTCGGCCTCAGCTGCGGCCTTGGGGATCTCTTGCCCAAGTTTCTGAATCAGCTTGTCGTAGTCCGAGAGTTCGGCTTTGGTCGGCTTGGACGGAGCGGCCACACTGTTGCCGCCAGGCTTTCCGAGATCAATACGGCGCGGGTCTGTCGCGGCGGATGCGTTGCGTGTGGCGTAGCGGTTGTATTCCTCCTGAGCCTTTCGCGCCCCCATGATGCGGCGCTCTGTCGCATCAATGGCCGCGCGCGCTGCCTCCCAGTCTTCCTTCATCTGGATGCCAATCGCGCGATTCCCAGCCAGGTCGCCACGCGCAATTGCAGCGATCTTGGCTGCGAAGCCGCCTAACGTGATACCCGTCTGGGTGAGGACGTAATTGACATTCGACCCCAGGACGGCGATGGTTTCAAAAACCGTGGCCAATCCGTTCTGGGACGCCGCAAGGGCGCCCGTTTCCCGGCCTGCGTCTCCAGCTGCGCCACCCATTGCTTTCAGGATGGTTGTCGCATCTTCCAATGCGCCGTTGGCGAGCGTGACGCTATCGAAAATCAGGCTGCCAACGTTGTTCTGGCTGACAGTACGGAAAAGCTCGTCCCATGTGTCACCCAAGGCGGCGATGGTGCCGTCTAGCGTTTTCGCCCGTTCTTCCATCGCTCCACCGAACGAGGTGTTGCCGATGGCCTCCAGGTACTTGGTGATCTCTGCGGCGTTGTTCTTGATGGTCGTCGTGACGCCTTGGAAGGTGAGGGATACGCTGTCGCCCTCTTTCTTGGCCTTGATGCCAAACTCTTTCAGGCGCTCAAACTCGCCTGTAGACGCATCAGCCACCGCCTCAATCATCTGGTTCAGGTCTTTGCCCATCGCAGATGCGGTGTTGCCAAAGCTGGTGAGCGCGGCGCGTGTCGGGTCCAGCCCGAGCGCCTTCATCTTCACAAAGCCCTGCGTGGCTTGGGCCAAGCCAAATGGCGTTGTCTTGGCGAAGTCTTTGAGCCATTCAAGCTCACGCTCTGCCGCTGCACCGCTGCCGGTGACGGTCTTCAGGCTGGAATTGAGAACGTCAAACTCGCGCTGTACAGACACCACCTTGCCGATGAACGAGCTGATCGCGGCGCCAGAGAAAGCAGCGGCCACCAACGGGCCTGCGACACGGGCGGCGTCCCCTATGCCACTGACACCGTCCCGCGCCTTCGCGGCTGCTTCCTCGGTCTTGCGGAGTTCATCGAGAAATGGCCGAAACTTTGCCTTATCCAGCCCCTTGAACTCAAGCTGCGCCTCGAACTTTTGAGACGCGGTTTTCCCCAGCATCTCCAGTTCGCGGGTGGACTTCTGAATCGCGCTGCGCATCCGGGATTCGGCGCGCGTGAACTTGTCAGCGCCCTTCTCCGCGCCGTCGCCCATCCCATCGGTGGCCTTGCCTGCCTTGTCAGCCGCCTTAGTGACCTCGTTGGCCATCTTTTGGGCTTTGTCGCCCAAGGCGGTGAAAGCGCGTTCGGCTTGCTCCGCATTGACGGTGACACCAGCCTGGATGTTTAGATCGTCCATGTGAGCCCAAATGAAAAAGGCCCACGGGGTGAACCGTGAGCCTTAGAAATGAAAAACCCGCCGAAGCGGGTTGGTGTGGCAATGTGGTGGCTACTCCTTGGAGAGCCATTCGTAGGCTTTGCCGCCTACGATGAAAATCAACCCGAGCAGAACACCGCCCCCGACAAAGCCATAGCCGTCCAGCCCGCCGTTTGCGCAGGATGCGATAGCCACGATGAAGCACACCGCCCCAAGCAGTTGCGCCCCACGCGATACCTTCAAAGATTTACGCATGTCACCTCCGTGTATGAGGCACCCATGTTAATCAATCCGCCCGGTTATCGCTCATCTGCTTGAGGGCCGCGCCCTCCATCACTTGGATGTCTGAAAACATCTCGTCCCACTCTTGCGGGTCTTTGGCCGCCCGGTCGAGCAGTGGGTACACGGCGGCGTAGTCCAGCCCCGTGTGGCCGCCCATTCCGACGCGCCATTGGGTGCTGAGGTTGTTGAACAAACTGAAGGCGGCATGGTTGTCCGGCCAAACCTCCACAACCCGGTCGCCGCCGCGCGCAGCCAGCGCCGCCAGGAAGGGGTTGGCCGGTGGGCCTTCCTCCTTCTCATACAGCGCGGCTGCTGCCGCCTTCAGTTTCCCAGGCGGCCATCCAGGCAGGCGCCGCGATAGGCGTCACCAAATGCCGCAATCGAGGCCGGGATTTCATCCTGAAGTTGCAACAGCGTTTCAACGGTCAGGTCGTAGCCGAACTCCCAAGAGTCGATGGCGTCGATCAGCTTCTTCACTGTCTTTTCGCCCCCCTTGGCAAACAGTGCCTCGAAGTCGATCTTCTCGCCTTCAGGTGGCTTCTCGGTGTCAGCGCTGTGATACAGGTCGTTCAAAAATGCGCCGTACTCCTTGCGGGTGCGGTACTTGAACGTGGTGTTGATCGCGCCTTCTTCGCCGTCTGGCATGGTGAACTTGACGGGGAAAGGCTTGAAGGTCTTTGGCTTGTTGCCGAGCTTGATAACTGCTGTCATGGTTTGAGTCTTTCGCAAGGATGGAAGATGCCCGTGCGCACCCACGCCGTCCCTTGCGAAGGAACGAACGTGGATGCGTCGGTGCTGGGGCGGCTTTCGCCGGACATAAAAAAACCCGCGTAGATCGCTCTAGCGGGTTTGCATTGGCTTGCGCCAGTGTTCTAGCTTTGGGCCTGTTTTTCGGCCCGATACTTTGCCAAATAGGCCCTGGAGGCCGCAAGAGTGCGCTCGCGCCCTTCCGGGCTCCACGCCTTCGGCTTGCCCTTCATCTTCAGTGACCGCTTCTGCTTTTGCTCTTCGCTCATTGGCCCCAAAACTTTCCCGGTGTGCGCTGCGCTGATTTTGGCGCGCGTCTCTGCGGAGCGCGGGCCAAGCTTTCTACCAGTGAGTGCGGCAGCGATCTTGGCGCTGTGTTCGGCGCTCCGTGGCCGTTTCTGACCCATCATGCTCGCAGACTGCTTTTTGCGCGATTCCTCAGACCGCTTATGTCCCATGTGTGCGATTGAAAGCCGCTCACAGTGCTCCGGGGTAAGCGATTTGCCCTTCAGCGCGGCGGCGCGCTTGGCTACCGTTTCGGGATGCTGTGGGCCAGAATGTCCGCCAGGGTTCAAGTTGTACCCATTTGCATCGTTGCGCGTGTCAAACAGAGTGATGTAGTGGGCCTCCAACGCATTCAGTGCATCCTTGTCTGCTGCACTGTCTATCACGGCAATCTTGAAGCTCTCCACTCCGTATTTTGCAAGCGCATGTTTGAGTCTTCGACACCCTGTTCGAGCGCTGATGTGCTCTCTCCAGCGCTTCATCAAATTGCCCGTTGTTTGGCCTATGTACCGTTTACCGTTCACCATGTTGGTGATGCAGTAGATGATGCCGTATGGCTTAGAATTGCTCGCAGCTGTCATTCGAAATACCCTTCGATGATGGTTAGAAGCCCCCTCGGATTCCCGTCCTTGGGGGCTTCGCTATTTTACCCGTTAGTACGACAGGCTGCGGCCAATTACGGTCATGGCCGCATCGACCGTATTCACCTGATTCGAGTTAAGTTTTGGCATCTCAGACACGTTCAGGTAGCCATATCCGTAGGTCACAGCGCCGCCCGAGATGACCTGTTTGAAGGCCACTTTGGACAGGTTGCGCGAGATTTGCAGCATGGTCTGGTAACCAGGCTGCGCGGCATCGTGGGCCAGCGACAAGGTGATGCTGGTCGCGTTGAAGCCGGTGGGAATCTTCAGCGAGTTGCGGCGGGCCAGCAGCTGCACATCAGTGAAGCGAGCGTCGCCACCAGAGCCGGAGATGGTCAGAACCTGGGGTATGGCAGTCCAGCCGCTGACCTTCTGCGCCGTGCCGGTGCCGGTGCCTGCAGGGTAGAAGCCGGTGTTGCTGGTGTCCACGCCGGTCAGGCTGAAGGTGTCAGCGGTCAGCACAGTGATTTTCACAACGCTGTCGGTGATGTCTTCCCAGCCCGAGGTAATCAGGATTTCATCGCCCGTGGTGTAGCCGTGGGCGACGCTGGTGGCGACAGCCGGATTGGCGTTGGTGAGCGCGGTGATGTTCTTGGCAGACGCGAAGGTTTGCGAGAACTGTTGGCTAGAGCCTTCGGGGAAATACAGTGCCATGGTGAGGACCTTTCAGAAATGAAAAAACCCGCGCTGGGCGGGTCGGGTTGCTGCCCTCAACGGGCAAGAAAAAACCCGCCGCGATTGCTCGGGGCGGGTTGCTTGGTTGGCTTTCGCCTAAATCAGTGGGCTATCGCGCGGCCCAGATAGAGAATCGCTGCAGCGTCCCGTAAATCGGAACATCTGGCTCGTAGGTAGAAAGCGGCTCACCCAGCGGCGAGGCCACGAATGCAGCACTGGCGCGCATGGCGTCCTCAATCTCGCGGGAAATCTGCAGGGCCTGCAGCCGGGTTGATGCCCACACGTTCACCTGCATCAGCGTGTTGCGCTTGTCGGCTGCGGTGTTGTCCACGAAGCCCACCGACTCGCCGCCGATTCCCTGCCAAGTCACATAGGGCAAGGCCGTGCCGGACGGCGCAACGTCGGGGAACACTCGCGGGCACTTGGTTTTCAGCAGCGTGTTGAGGTCTGATTCCATCGTCATTTCTGCACCTCTTCCAGGTAGCGGGCCTTGATTGCTTCGCGCACCTCAGCTCTTGTTTCTGCTACGGATCGAGCGATAAACGACTTGGATGGCTCCTTGCTATTACCGAACTCAGCGACATAGCCATACGGGGCCTTGTCCTTGTTCCAGCTCACCTCATAAGTGCTGACGTCCTTAAACGACTTGGCTTTGCTGAACACTTGATAGATTGAGTCCCGAAGGTTTCCAGGCTGGTACGGCCCGCCGACCTTCCGGCCCTTGATGTAGAAATCGTGCTCTTTGTCAGACACTGGCGCATTGAGCCTTGCACGGTCATAGATGATCTGCACGCCCGCCTGGGCTGCCGGCCTGGTGGCCGCGTGCAGCTTGTCCACCTCGGCGCGCAGTTGCTCCTTGAAGCGGCCTATGTCCATGCGAACGGTCATGCCCATTTCAGTTCACCACCTCTGCCACCAAATCCAAATATTCCCGCCCGCCCACATCCGGCAACACGGCGGTGATGTTGAACGCCTGCAGGTTGTGCACCACCCGCATACCAGCCGTGATACCAGCCCTGTAGCGCACGCGAATGGATGCCTGCACCACAGATACAGACGCGCCTGCTTTGATCGCTTCCAGGCCCGATTTCATGCGAATGTCAGCCCACACCGTCGCAACATCCGTCCAGCCGGGGATGGGCTGGCCTAGCTCGTCCTGCGTCGTGCCGGGGGCCTGCAATGTGCAGCGGCGGTTAAGGGTTCCGGCTTGCATCAGACGCCCCACACCTTGAATGGATCGAGCAGCCGGTCAGCGAATCCGTGCGCCACCGTTGGCCGCTCGGCAGATGCTTCGCGGTTCGCGAACATGTCGCCCACGGCCAGCAGCATCCAAGCCTTGAGCGCGTGAGGCGCAGTAGCGGCACCGGCCGTGTATTCCACGGTCACGGCGTTGATCTGGTCGCGGGTTTCTGGCCAGGCCTTGCCGTAGGCAGGGACGATGTAGCCCGGTGAACTCACGGTGTCCACCACGTAATCCAGCGGGGACAGCGTTTGCTGCACTCCCGCCGTGTCGATGTACTGCACCGACTCAACCGAAACGATGGGTGGGCGCGGCAGCTTGATCGCATCGGGGAATGTGTCAAGCGTGAGCCTCCATCCAGTCACCGGTACAGTGCCTTCCGTGCGGTCTTCGCATGTCTCGCGCGCAGCCGATATAAGGCCCTGAATCAGCGCGTCTTCGTCCGTGCCGTCAACGCGCAGATGCAGCTTTGCTTCCGCGAGCGCTACCGGCTCTGTCGGGGTGGTGATGCGTTTTGGGTTCATGGCCGTTTTGTGTTGGGCTGTGCTGTGCGGGCTGTCGTCTGCAGCGTTGGGCGTACGCTTGGCTGTGCCGCGCGCTTGTAGCCGCTACCAGATGGAGCGCGCGCGAATACCGGCCCGCCGCGCTGGTTGAAAAGCAGCAATAGCATCAGGTGTACGTGGTTGCGACCTTCACGTCGCCCGCGCCGATAGCCGTGGCGTCTAGATCGCCAGCAGCGCCAGTGATCGCAAGTGAGATGCCAGTTGCGAAGCGGATGCCGTTTGATCCACCATTAACCAGCACCGTCCCACCAGAAGGAATGGCAACCGTAAACACCGGCACCGACGTTCCGACAGTCGGGGCGGTCGTCAGGTTGAATAACTTCAAAAAGCGCGCGGCTGCGTTGGTGTTGCTAACCGCGATGCTCCACAGCGTCCCGGCTGTGCTCTTCACCAGCGTGGCATTCGTAGTGGCGGCGCTGTTGGTAAACAAGGTGGTGGGCGTGACGGGCAAGACCGTGCCGCCAGTTACCGTGGCTGTGACCGTGCCGGAAACCGGCTGCGTGCCGCTCACCTGCGCGCCAGGGATAGGCTCCGTCGCATAGGTGCCAGGGATCAGCGTCCAAACCTGAGTGCCGGAGGTCCAGGCGGTTGCGCGGATGCGGAAAAACTTGAGCGCGTTGACCGACAGCTCCCATGCATACGCAGGGGCCGCGCCCAAAACCCCGGTGGTGGTTTCAATCGTGTTCGCGTTTGATCGGATGGCCTGCACTGCAAACCAGTTGCCGTCGGTTCCGTTGGTCGAGTTCAGCGAGCCTTCGAAAGTGCAGTTCACACCGGCAAATGTCCCGGCGCAGTGGATCATCAGGTTGGAGAACCGCTCGGTATTCACAAACACAGTGCTGGTGGCGCTTGTGACGTTTCCGACCGTGGCGGCGTAGCTGGCGGGCTTGCTGGCAACCTTGAGGCGGCCTTCTTCGTCCATGTTCAGCGTGTTTAGGTCGCCATCGGCAACGGTGGTGCTGTCGCTATCGCGGCGCTTCGCGAGAACCACTTGCCCCGGCGTTCCGTCCACGAACGGCGCGTTGTGGTTGCCGATGGTGGCGCTGAGCGCTGCGATGAGCGTTTGCACGGCCGCCAGGGTGGTTTCGGTGGCGGCACCAGCAGGGAGCGGTAGCGCGGCTGCAGACACAGGCACGGCGGATGCGCGCAGCTCCGCGTCAGTCAGGCCCGCAGTCGCGGGGAAGTTGGACACGGCCACCGCTCCAGACACCGAAGCGCTGATGTTCTCCAGCGCGGCCAGTGTGGGGGCGTCAAGCGCCACCGTGCCGGATACCGCGCCTGTGTTGATCGTGCGACCCGCCAGCGTTTCGGCTGCGGCTTTGATCGCGTTCGCGGCTGTCAGCAGGGCCGAGGCCGTGGCTTCAGTGGCCGCCCCTGTGGGCAGTGGCAGCGCGTCTGCGCTCACCGGCTGGGTGTCTGGCAGATTGGCGACTTGCACCACCTGACGCAGCGCGCCGCCGACCTCTACAGCCTCAACCACGGAGCCCGTGCCGGGCAGGGTGACGTTGTTAGGCATTCAGGCTTTCAGCGTAGGCGACGGCTTCAGGGGTGGAATCGACTTGGCCGGATGCCAGGGCCTGGGCCAGCTCTTCGCCTTCCAGTTCGATCACGTCGTCAGGTTTGCCGAACGCACCTTCGACCAGCACGCGCAGCTTGGTGGCGCCGGTTTGCTTCTTGGTTGCCATGATGGCTCCTTATCGAATCGCAATGAAAAAGCCGCCCAGCGGTGAGACTGAGCGGCTTTTGCGTGGGACTGTGAAGGTTTACGCTTCAGGTGGCACTGTTGGAATACACCTTCACAGCGGCGGTATCCAGCAGGTTCGATCCGGTACGCATCCAGCCGCAGAAGCCGACTTGACCATTCAGAGCGAAGGCCGAATCGTCAAAGCGACGCATGCTGGTGGAGCCAGCAACGTCGCGGATCACGAACTGCGAGAAGTCACCAAAGGCGATGGACTTGGCGTTAGCGGCCATGGCTGCCACGTCATCGTTCACGGTGTAGGGATAGCCGCAGATGGTGGAAGGCGTGCCGCCGCTGATGCTTTCGTTGTCGCCGGGGTTCCAGATGGGACGGCCCGAGGTGTCCTTCAGCTTGCGGATGACGGCCACGGACGTGTCGCGCAGCATGAAGCGGGCGCCGCGCGAGCGGTAGGCGCTGTTCACGCTGTGGATCAGGTCGATCAGATCGTCATAGGTCACGGTCAGGGTTTGGCCGGTGGTGCCGGTCTTGCCGGTGGCAGCGCGCGCCATCACGCCGAATGGCTGGCTGGAGCCGGTGCCGGTCGTGTAGTGCTGGTTGGTGATACGGCCCAGTCGCTGCGCCAGGCGGTTCACCACGAACTGCACCACGTCGATAGCGCTGTCTTGGATCAGTTCCACAGGCAGGGCGATCTTCTTGGAGCTGTACTTGTAGGGGTTGACAGCCACCGTGCCGAAGGTGATATCAGCACCCGTCGCAGCAGCGTTTTCCGCCACGATTTCGCCCACTTCCGAGGTGCCGTCGCTGGTGGGCCAGTTCAGGGCGTTGCCGCCAGCGGTCGTGATGACCTGGGCAATCTCGCGCATGCCGCCGAATGCCTTCAGCGAATCGACAACCATCGAGGCGATCTCGGAGGGGACGGTGTAGCCGCCTTCTGTCGGGGTTGTGGTGCTCATGGCGTTGCGGATAGCCACGGCTTGTTCAGCGGTGACGTTGTTGCCATGGCGCAGGTACAGCGCAACAGCGGTCACGGCGTCGATGGTGTCGTCGGCGCCCTTCTTGCCGCCCTGGTGTGCCGCGTTCTCGAAGAACTTCTCGGCGTCAAGGTTGCGCATGCGCTCGATGCTCTTGATCTGCGCTTGCGTGCGCTCGATCTCATCGGCGATGTTGTCGAACGAGGCTTGTTCTTCCTTCGTCCAGGTCTGCGAGCCCTTTTCGGAAAGCTGGTGGTTGGCGGTACGTGCGAGTTCGGCAATCTTCTCGCGCAGTGCGGTGATTTCGGTCATAGTGACCCTTTCAAAATGAAAAAACCCGCTCGATGGCGGGTTGGTCAGGGCATCCGGCCCTAGCGGTTTGCTGCGCGAGAAGCGCTATGCAATCTGGGCAAGTCGCAGGCGGTTGGCGTTTGCTGCGGACATAAAAAAACCCGCCTCGGGGGCGGGTTCAGTGCTTTCGTTCTTGGGTTCTGTGGGCGGCTCTGGCTCTGGCACCGGTGCGTTCTTGAAGGCCGCGAGGTTCCATGTGTTCTTGACCTTGGTCTTACCTGTCACGCGGTCTACGAAGCCATATTCCAGCGCCTCGGCGGCGGTGAACCAGGTTTCGGCCTGCATTGCGGCGCGGATCTCGGCCTCGTCCTTGCCGGTGCGGGTGGTGTAGTCGTTGACAATGGCGCCCTCGATCTTTTCCACCACGTCAGCGGTGTGACGCAGGTCGGATTTGTCTCCATAGGCCAGGGTCTTGGCGTTGTGGATCATGAAAGCCGCGCCTTCGGCCATCTCGATTTCGTCGCAGGCCAGGGCGATGCTGGTTGCAGCTGATGCGCACAGCGCATCGATCTTTGCAACGGTCTTGCCACGGAATGCAGAGATGGCGGCCATGATGGCGCGGCCTTCGAACACATCACCGCCAGGGCTGTTGATGTGCACGTTTAAGACCTGGGCGTCGCCAGCCTGATTGATGGCGTCAATCACTGCCAGAGCCGAGACGCCCCAGTCCGCGCTGATCATGTCGTACACGTACAGGCTGGCCGTGGTGTCTGCCTTGTTGAGCAGGTTGGTGACCTGTTTTGGCTGGTTCGCGTTGTCGCGGTACAGCTGCATGATTTGATTCATGATGTCGCCCCTTCAGGCTGTGGTGCGGCTTGCGCCTTGTTTGGGTCGAAGATGACATCGCCGCCAGCAACAGGCGGAAGACCTTTGCCCTTGCGCACTTCGTTGATGGTCATCCAGCCAAAGCCAGTACCAGGACCACCCAACGCCGCGCGGTTGTATTCGGCCTGGGCCTTGGCATCGCCTTCGATCAGGTCGGACAGGTCGAAGCGCACGAACTTGCCGGTGTCGCGCGGGAACAGCTTGCGGTTCAGTTCTTGTTCCAGGCGCTTCAAGTGCAGGCGCAGGGTGTGCATCACGAAGTCGCGTGCCTGCTGCTCATACCCAGCACCCACGGCGGACGAACCGGTGGTTTCGCCGATCATGTGCGGGGGGACGCCGAAGGCGCGGGCGATGTCCACCACTTGGAACTTGCGCGCCTCCAGCAACTGGGCATCCTCTGCGGACAGGCTGATTTCCTGAGCTGCCAGCCCCTCGGTAAGCACCAACGGGTGCTTGTGTGCGTTGTTTGCGCCGGAATACTTGGCAACGAACGCGGCGCGCAGTTCGTTCTTCTGCGTCTCCGTCATGGCTTTGTCGGTCTTGAGGATGATGGACGGATGGGCGCCATTGGCAAAGAACTTGCCGCTGTAGTCATCCATCGCCAGGGCGTTGCCGATGGCGTTTTGCGCGCCGTAGGCGATCACACTCATGGAGCGAAGGCCATCAAAGCCGTGGCCTGGGAAGTGCAGGACTTCCGAAGGATCCAGCCAGGTGGTGATGTTCCAATCTGGCAGGATGATGTAGTAACGGATCGAGCCGTCAGGCATGCGCCAGGGCTGCACGGCGCCCCATGGCAGCGGGAACAACTCTGCAATGCTGCCATTCGGGCGGCGGCGAATCCATGTGAACCCGTCACCTCGGAGAAGCTGCTCGCTGACCTTGTTGTCCCAGTGGCTGGTTGCCGTGAATTGGCTGTGCGGCTGCTCGTTCAGCAAGTACCAGAGGGAATCGCGCGGAAGTTTGACCTCGGTGTCATCGGCGATCCGAAGTACATCGAGCCGCAGCGTGGAGATGGACCCGGCGATCTTCTGGCGGCAGGCTGACACAGCGGCCACCCGCTGCGCAGACAGCGGCGTCACGCTCACACCGGCAGACGCGGCGGTAACACCCAATGAGTCAAGAACGTCCTGGCTGTAGGTGACGTTCTGCACGCTGGTGGCTTTTTCCGGGCGCACCTCTCCCTGGCCCGACTTGAACAAGTCAGCCAATTTAGAAAAGATGCTCATCAGAGTGCTACAAAGCCTTGTGTGATGGACCCAGTGGTGGGGTTCAGTGACATGAGAGTGACAGCGTTAAAAAGCGCCATCAGCGGGTCGATCTTGGCGGACCCGGCCGCCTGTTTCGTGATGATCACGGCGTTACCTCGCGGCTCCACCTTTGCATTGCCTACGCACCAGGCCATCAGAGGTTGTCCGCCATGAACTAGCACGCCTTCAGCGAGCTTGCGCTCTGCCGTCTTGATTGCCCCGGTGAGCTTCCAGCCCTGGGACACGCCGATCAGCTTTTCCTCGGGGATTCCGGCCTCTGACAGGGCATCCACGATGCCGCCCAGACCCGCCGGATCACAGCCGATCTTGTCGAGCAGGCCGCGCGCCTCAATCAGCGCGCAGATCCCGGCCACGTCTTCCACGTCCTCGCCGATGTTCTGCACCAGCGTGAGGTTGCCGTCCTTGGCGAAGTCCTGAAACCTGGCCGCCTCTGCCTTGCGGCGCTCCAGAACAGAGGGGTGCGCCCATGCATGCGTCCAGGTAAGCCACTCGCGCGTGTCCTTGTCCCGGCCTACTACAGCCAAACCAAGCAAGTCATCCAGGCCGCCGCCGTCAATCCCCACATCCACCACTTCGGAGCGGTCTAGCAACTGGTCGAGCGTCAGGCCTGGGGCCTTGGCTTGCGACTCCCAGAAGTCGGCACCCGCCCAGCGGTCGCTGCGCAGGTTCAGGCCGATTTCTACGTTCAGGTGCTTTGCCAGGAACTCCTTGAACTCCTGTTCCCCGCCCTCTTTCGCCTGGCTGTGCAGCTGCGTGATGCGCTCGATGTCCACCGACGCGCCCCAATTGGGGTTGGTCACGTAGGCGTTTTCCAGGTTCTCGTAAGCCTTGCTCTGCAGCATGGAGTCCGGGAACTCGTAGATCAGCGGCAGGAACTTGCGGTCATTGACCTTGCCATCGCGCACCTTGCGCGCATAGTCCAGCTTCTGCTTAAACACCCCGGCGGGCGGCTCTGCCGACTGCGTGGTGGCGTAGATCACGAAACCCTCGGGCCGCGATGCCAGGCCGCCAGTGGCCTCCAGCAGCATGTTCGAGGCCTTGGCCTGCTTGCCGAACTCGTGCAGCTCATCCACGAAGACGAAGGATGCCTTTTTGCCTGATACGGTGTCGCTGTCCGCAGCCACCACCTTCAGCGTGGCGCCAGTCTCGTTGTGCGTGATCAGCCGGAAGTAGTCCTGCACCTTGAGCAGCGCCGACAGCTCGGCATCCGCCTTGATGAAGTCGCGGATCGGCTTGTAGCTGTTGTCCGCGATTTCCTTTGTCGGGCTCAGGATCAGCAGCTCTGCCGACTGGCGCCAGTTCATCAGCAGCGCCGTGAGCATGATGGCCGCCGCAATCGTGCTCTTGGCGTTCTTCTTGCTGACCATCAGGAAGAACTCGTTGATATGGCGCCGTCCAGACTCTGGGTCTTCCGCGCCGAACACCGCCAGCACGAAGTCGCGCAACCATGGCAGCGACACATCACCCAAAAGCGGCTGGCCGACCACATCGACCATTTCGAACTTGCTGCACATCTCCCAGGCGTCCTGGGCCACCTCGGGGAACAGCGGCGGGCACACGATCAACGACTCGCGCGCAACGATCCTTCGCTCCCAGTCGGGGCAGGCTGTGCTCCAGTCGTTCATTTGTTATTCGCCACCAGGCGCGGCCCTTGCCGCACCCCGAACTTGCCACCGGCAGCAGCTTTTGCTCGGTCGGCAGCATCCTCCTTCTTGCCGCCCTCGCCTTTCTTTGGGTGGACGTACTGCGCCGCAGTCTTCGCCGCCTCCAGCCGCAGCTTGTCGGCCAGGGCGTTGTCGTTCATCACCGCCAGCAAGAATTCCAGCGGGGTCTGGTTGCCACTGGTGGCAATCGTCTGCTCTTCCGCTGGGTCTTTTGGCTTGCGACCAGCCCCAGGCCGGGCGCCGCCGCTACGTCCTTTAGCTCCGGCCATTTGATTTCCTTTTGAATGCGGGGATTTTTTTGCGCGTGGG